TGCGCAGGGCCATTGCTGCAGAGGAGGGCTTTTGCAACTACCAGGTCGGGCACCAGATTGAGGTCGAGCATGGGGAGTTTAGGGAGTATATCGGCGAAGGAGTGGAGGCGGGGCAATGAGTGAATTCAAAAGAGAAGATCGCTATGTGATCCTGAAGCGCAGGGATGTGAATCGCCTTCCGCATTGGCAGAAAGAGGCGCTGCGCGAAATCCTCACGGAGATCGAGAACATCATGCCTCCGCGCGAGTATGTCGTTGTGGAGTCCGACTGGCCCGAATACGAGGCTGTCTGGGAAATGATTCAAGCGCGAGTAGAGGGCAGACCGAATCGCATCGCGGAGCTGGAAGGCAAGCAAAGGTGGCACTACCCCGCCCACAATCTCGACGTGCCGAACCTGCCAGAGCCCGGTCAGAAGGTGGTGGCGTACTACCGAAGCGGTGACCGCATCTGCGGCCCTGTTGTCATGGGCGACCTTAACCGCGACGACGGCCCGCCGACGATTGCAGGTAAATCAATCTACCAGCCTGTTGTGCGCTGGTGCGCGATACCTGCCGAATGAAACAGCGGCCAATCATATTCAGCGCCCCGATGGTTCGCGCCATTCTTGACGGACGGAAAACCCAGACGCGGCGGATTTTGAAAAGCTCTCCCCATTCGCAGGCAGAGCGCGCGCAACATTTCGAGGGGACAAGGTGGGACTGGCTGCGCTATGACGGGCTCCGGCTTGCTACATTCAATTGCCCATACAGCCAACCCGGCGACCTACTTTGGGTGCGCGAAAAGTTCGCCATGCAAACTTGCGTGAATGGCGAACCGCCACCATTCAGTGACGGACGCCCAATATTGCGCCGGTCAGATACAGACTTTGATGGATGGGAGCCGCTATGGGTGCAGCCACATTACGCCGCGACCGATACCGCGCCAGACTTGTGTTGCGAGCGCGAAAACTGCAGGCAGTGCCGCGACAATGACTATGGCCCACACTGGCAATCGCCGATCTTCATGCCCCGCTGGGCGTCACGTATCACGCTGGAGATAACAGCCGTCAGGGTTGAGCGCTTGCAGGATATTAGCGAGGAGGATGCTATTGCGGAGGGTTGCGCTCCTTCGGACGGGTGCCACATTTCCGAGGAGCACTATATGGACTTGTGGTGCGGCATCCACGGCCCCGACTCATGGGACGCAAACCCCTGGGTGTGGGTGATTGAGTTTAAGCGGGCGAATGAATCATGAGAGGAGCGCCCAGGCCCAAGCCACAAGTGCGAGCACGGCCAAAATGCGAGGCGCCACCCCCGCGCATGAGTTGCGGTGCCTGCGGATTCACTGCGCCAACGCCAGAGTACAGGCATGTGTGTGCAGTTCGCATCCTCACCCTGATGATCGCTGTCGTGTTCCTGGTGGCGATGCTGGTATGAACCGAGTCCAGAAACAGTTCGTGAAGGACGCCCTGGACCAGCCCGAAAAGCTGACCGAGTGGGAGTATGACTACATCAACGACCTGGCAGACAAGCCAGATGAATATGTTCTGTCGCAAAAGCAGAACGAAATTTTGAACCGCATCCAGCGGAAACTTGACTAGGAGAGCACTATGAAAAAATCGCAAGACTACTTCCTCGGCGCAGCAACTGTGACTGCACGATTCACCGAGGAAGGCGCACAACAGCAGCTCGCGGCACTGCGGGCGGTGTGCCTTGGGGGTGATGTATGACTGAGCAATGGTACTGCCCGGCGTGCGGGCCTGTGGAAAACGTGGAGTTTGAGGATGGCGACTTATACACGGTATGTGTCGAGTGTTGCGAAAACGTCGAGGACGCGCCGCCACCCTTTGTCACCGCTATGCAGGATCAGATTAAAAATTTACAGAGGGTGGCGATAAAAGCCGCGTTCTACTTTTATCTGCCGCACAGTGACGATGCTTACGATGAGGTACTTGAGGCATTGGACGCCGCTGGCTATAAAAGACCGGATGAAGACGGGTACTTGGGAGGTGTCGAGTGACTAAGCACAAGCGTAACTGGCAACTCAGCGAAGATGGCGCGGCTATCTGCTTGGAGTGTACAACAATCATCGGGGCAGACGGATTAATCGAGTCACTGCAAACCGAAAATACTAAATTGCAGGAGGAGATAGCGGCGCTGCATGGATTAGTCTTTCATAAACGAGAATTTCGCAAATCTTTAGCGCCTTTCCAAAACTTCGAGAGGCTGAGCGACCTTGACCCGTTGATCTAAGCACACCGCTCGTTGCCCTCAAGCCTCTCTCCGGATTTCGCCACGTAATCGACCTCGATCCCGTTACCCTCAAACTTCGCTCAAGAATTTTTCAATACTGCGTATTGTATTCAACTTATAGTTGAATTATGATCCAAAAATGGAGTACCCAAATGCCGCTATGAAGGACCGCCGATGACAACCATAAAACGATTCACGAACGCGCTGATTTACCGTATGACCTGCGCACCATTCTCCAGCCTGGACGAAGTAGGTCCTCTGGTTGAGCAGGTAGCACACCAACCTATTGCCACCGGGCAACTCAGCACCGCCGGTTTCATCCCGTCATTGGGGCAGGGGGGCGTGTTCGCCGAACCGATCGGCAAAGACATTCTGTTCCTGGCAATCGGCAAAACGGAACGCATGCTGCCCGGCAAAGTGGTTCGCCGGGAGACTGACGACCGCATCGCGAAGATCGAGGCCGAGCAGGAACGCCGGGTCTACGCGAAAGAACGCAACGGGATCAAAGAGGAGGTGATTCAGGACCTGTTGCCGCGGGCCTTCCTGAACCACACCCGGATCGATCTGCTTATCTGCTACCCGTACATTATCGTCGACACAGCCAGCAGCAAGCGGGCCGAGGAGGTGTTGAACCTGTTACGCCAGGCCCTCGGTAGCCTGCCGGTTTTACCGCTGCGGCCCGAACGCAGTGTAGAAGGCGCAATGACCGACTGGATGCGCGGCGGCTACATCCCCGAGCCCTTTTCCCTGGGCGAATCGTTCCAATCCCGAGACCCTTCGGAGGGAGGCGGAAGCCTGAGCGGAAAGGGCGTCGACCTAAGCTCTGAGGAGTTACATGACGCGCTCGCTGCCGGCACACACCATGTGCGTCAAATGCAGCTCATCTACGCCGACGAGGAAACCAAAATACCGTTCACCCTGACCGGGGCAATGGGGTTGAAGGGTATCCGGTGGCCGAAGGAATTCGTCGACCAGATCAGCGCAGATGTGGGGGAAGACGGCGACCACATTACCGAAGCGCGCGCAACTCTGCTGCTGTTGGCGATCACCCTGAAACTACTGGTGCGCAGCCTGCTGCTGGCGCTGGGTGAAACGGACGACGAGGACTTGGTATGACGCGACCGGAGAGGAACATTTACGGGCCGTACATGCTGCTCAGAAGCGGGCTGTATTTCAATCTGGAAAACCCGGAACCCAGTCTCGTTGACATCGAGGACATCGCGCATGCCCTGTCCAACATCTGCCGGTACACCGGGCACTGTTCCGAATTTTATTCAGTCCCCCAGCATTCGGTACTGGGGAGTTACACCGTCCCACAATGCGATGCGCTTGCCGGGTTGCTGCACGACGCAGCCGAGGCGTATATCGGTGATGTGGCCGCGCCCCTGAAAGGGATGCTGCCGGACTACCGGGCTGTGGAGCGGCGAATGGAACTGGCCGTGTTTCGCCGCTTCGGGCTCCCGGACGAGTTGCCGGCCAGCGTGAAATGGGCTGACCGGGTACTGCTTCGTACAGAGCAGCGGGACCTGATGGGCGCCGACTCACACGTGTGGGCGGCCGCTGAAGGTGTTCAGCCGCTGCCTGGCCGCATCAAGCCGTTCACACCAGTCCAGAGTAAGGGTGTTTTTCTGGAGCGATTCTGGCAGCTGACCGGTGCTGCAGGAGTTGCGGTATGAAACTCGTCAACAGCGTAACGCACTGCCGAACGACACGCGCCACTCTGGGTGAAGTCGATGTCCGCAAACTGCTTGGGGTAGCCATTGCTGCGGAAGCGGGTATCGACCTGACTCGGGACAATGTCAAGCTGTCGGTGGTAGTCAGCAAACGCGAGGGCGTCGGCCACGCGGGCTTTGAGATATACGCCGACGTGACCATCACTGAAGACCTCCGGCCCGATGCCGCCGAGGCGGTCACATGAGCCTGCCCTACGAAAACGCTACCAGCGGCGAGAAGTCACTGGGCGAGATCCAGAAAATATTGCGTGCATTCGGCTGCACCAAGTTCGGCAGCATGATCGATGACGAGGCGGGCACGATACTGGTGCAGTTCGAGTATCGCGGCACGATGATCAGTGTCCCGGCCAATATGAAGGGTTATGCGGTCGCCTGGCTCAAGGCTCACCCCTACACCAACCGCACCAAATGCACAAAAGTTCAGCACGAGCGCAAGGCCCTCGACATCGCCAGTGTGGCCGTCTACTCGATAGTGCGTGATTGGATCAAAGGTCAGATCACTGCCGTTGAGACCGGGATAATTTCGTTCGAGGGTGCATTTTTGGGCCAGATACTTTTGCCCAACGGCAAGACTGTCATGGAACACACGGTTGCAGCAGGGCTACTGCCGCCGCAACTCACAGCTGATTGATTATATGTCTGCGTTCCACATTTGCGTGCTGCTGAACGGCCCCCCGGGGTGCGGCAAGGACACTTTGGCGAACCTGCTCGCTGAGCATGGATTCCACCACCATCGTTACAAAGAACAGCTCTATACCGACACCGCGAATTACTACGGGGTGCCGGTTGAAGAGTTCAGGCGATGGGCTACGGATCGTATTCTGAAAGAGCTAGTGCACCGCGCCCTCGGTGTGTCCCCACGTGAGGCGATGATCCATGTCAGCGAAAGCGTATTCAAGCCACGCTACGGCAACGCTTATTTTGGTCACGCTGCTGCGCAACGGTGTGTGCAGCAGCGATCCGGGTTGGCTGTGTTCTCGGACAGCGGGTTCGCTGAAGAAGTAACCCCGATGCAGGCTCTGTACGACCACGTAGTGGTGTTTCGACTACACAGGGAGGGATTCACATTCGGCAGCGATTCCCGTCGGTATTTGCAGGGTTACCCCAATACATACGATCTCACGCTGGAAGATGATCGTCCGCAAGATGCAGTGAACTCAATTCTGGCGTCAGTTGTACAACTGCGCTACCCACAACCGGCAGCGGAGCAGATCCACATGACCACCACTGAGCACCACCCCCTTGATGCCCTCACGGGGCTTATGCGAATCGTTGAGTCGGACGACAGCATCTCGGTCGATAGCAACACAATGGCCGATGTCTTCGGGGGCCTCAGCAAAGCGCAGACGCTGTGCCACGGCCTGGCCGCGCGCAGTGGCTGGTGGATGAATCTTGAAACGCATGAACGCTTGACCCCCGGCCAGGTGAATATCCCGGAGAAGCTCATGCTGATCGTCAGCGAGGTTGCGGAAGCCATGGAGGGGCATCGCAGGGGCCTGATGGACGACAAACTCCCTGACCGGCCCATGTTGGAAGTGGAGTTGGCCGACACGTTAATCCGGGTGTTCGACCTGGCTGGGTTTCTGGAGTTGGATCTGGCCGGTGCGGTCATCGAGAAATTAGCTTTCAACCAGACACGCGCCGATCACCAAGTCGCGAACCGGTTGGCGGCGGGAGGTAAGAAATTTTGACCGATTGCCCGAAACCCCGTCGACTGGCATCCGGTGAGATGACGTGCCTGGCATGTGGCCGTATATGGGACTACGACGACACGCCGCCCACCTGCGAAGGGGCGCCCAGCCCGGCTGAAAAAGCACGCCAAGCCGTGGCCGATATACGACAGGTTCTACAGACCGGGGATTAAATCGTTTGTGGATTCCACATTAGGATGAATATACTACCCTGAGTATACTTATCGGGATCTACCGGCATGAAACCTGCTCAGCTGAACGTAACCATCTATCAAGGTGCCAACTGGCGGTTGCCTATAGCGTGGGCAACCGGCACCAAGCAGTCTTCCGTGCCCGTCAACATGACCGGGTACACGCTGCGCGCTCAGGGTCGGCAGAACCACGACTCCGAAGACACCATTTTCGACCTCACGCTCGACGACGGCATCGACTGGGTGGACCAGGCCACCGGCAAGTTTGCTCTGGTGCTGACAGCGGAGCAAACATCGGAACTAACGACTGCCCTCGGAGTTTATGACGTGGAGGCCGTTTCTCCAGGCGGGCAAGTGTTCCGGCTGGTGGAAGGTCAGGTCAAACTAAGCCGCGAAGTAACCCGATGACCGAAATTCTCTTAACCTCAGAGAGCGAGACTTTCGTCGTATTCTTTGAGCAGCACCATACCATCGTTGTCGGCGCGGAGACGGTTCACACTGTGTTTGTCGACGGCGAGCAGGGACCACCGGGGCCGCCCGGGCCTCCAGGTGACCCCGGTGGTCCAGCAGGTCCAGAGGGTCCAGAGGGTCCAGCAGGTCCAGAGGGTCCAGCAGGTCCAGAGGGTCCAGCAGGTCCAGAGGGTCCAGAGGGTCCAGCAGGTCCACCAGGAGCCGACGGAGCACCAGGAGCCGACGGAGCAACCGGCCCGGAAGGCCCGGAAGGCCCAGAGGGTCCAGGGGGTCCAGCAGGTCCAGCAGGTCCGCCAGGAGCCGACGGAGCACCAGGAGCCGACGGAGCACCGGGAGCCGACGGAGCACCGGGAGCCGACGGAGCACCGGGAGCCGACGGAGCAACCGGCCCAGAGGGTCCTCAAGGTATTCAGGGCGAGCCGGGGGTCGATGGCGCCGACGGAGCACCAGGAGCCGACGGAGCAACCGGTCCAGAGGGCCCTCCGGGCGACGACGCGCCACCGCAAACCGGTGCCGAGATCAAAGCGCTCTATGAAGCCGAGGCGGACACGAACGCATTCACCGACGCAGAGCAGGCCAAGCTCGCAGGGATCGAAGCAGGCGCGACTGGCGACCAGGACCTCTCCTCGTACCTGCAGAACGTAGTCCAAGACACCAGCCCGGAGCTCGGCGGCGATTTAGCAGCGCTGGAAAAAAAGATTACAGGCGTCAAAAAACTAGAGGTAGCTGGTCAGGCGGCAACTTACGGCACCGGGGTGGCCGGAACACTAGAGCCATTCATACTGGTTGGTGCAGACCACACCTGGAATACGATCAACGAGCCGTTCTTTAGTCAGATGTTCCTCCCTGCCGTTCTTGAGTTTTCAGGGGTACAAACGATAAAGAAGTCGATGTCCGTTTTTGGAGGAGGGGCGGTATTTGCTAACTACGCCAACGTAAAGACGGACGGCGTTACAGCAGCGCTGAATGTCACCGGCCTGTTTGCGCTGCTAGAGCAAGCTGTCTACGAAATAGCGACATTGAACGGGACATTTTCCGGTCACTTTGTTGGAGTGGGGCATATCCCGGTTTTTACTGCTTCTGGTGGCGCCACAGGAGACGGTAGCGGAGCCAGCGTAAGTGCTGTGTTTTCCGCTCTTACTATAGATGCGGCAAGCGTAACAGTCGGCAAGCGATCGGGCATGACGGTCGGAGAGGCAACGGGCGCTGGCGCGGTGACCAGCCAAATAGGAATCATAATCGAAAACCTGGTCAAAGGCGCATCGTCGAACATAGACCTTCTCATGGGGACAGCTACACCTGTGGCTGGTAACTGGGGCAAATACCAAACCCACGAAAAGCCCGACAGGCACAACGGCGGCCAGCAGTGGAAGGCGCGTGCCGTGACAACGTCGTCACGCACGCTGGACCGCACGGACCATAACGTCTTTGTCAATTACAACGGCACCTGCACGATCACGCTGCCGAGCGCCGCGGGCATCGCGGGCCGCGAGTACCTGATCAAAAACATTCACGCGACCGGCACCGTGAACATCAACTCAACCAGCAGCCAATACATGGACGGCGACAACACCAACCCGGTCTATACGCTGGCGACCCAATTTAAATATGTGCGAGCTGTGAGCGACGGCGCGCAGTGGCTTATCACCGGGAGCAACTAATGGAACTAGGTACAGATTTACAAGCGATCGGCGCGAAGATTGCCGAGCTGCATGCCAAAACAGGGACCAGCATGGAGCTGCGCGTTTACCTACAGGACGGCGTGCCCACCTACCGCGTGTGGCTTGCGAGCAGCGAAATCGGGACCTTCGAGTTCCCGTCGGGGCAGGTGGTCGCCGACTGGCTCACGCTGGTAAACAAGGACGTGGAACCGAGCAGCGCCGCCATTCGATTGGTGCAGGCGGAGCAGCTCAAGGTCCAGAAGATCGAGCTGGAGTCGCGCATCGCGCAAATAGCGAAAGAGGTGGATGACCTGCCAGAGAGTCAGCGCATTTTGACGGCCACAGCCGAGGCCCTGGCCCGCACCGAGGAGGCCAACAACAAGCTGGCCGAGCTGGAAAAGCAGCGACTGGCGGCGGAAGCCGAGGCCGCAGCGAAGGAGGAGGAGTTGGCTGAGAAAGAAGCGGCTGCGGAGGCAATTGACGCGGTCGATCCCGGTAAAGAAAAAGAGTTGGTCGACGTTGTGGAAACCGAAAAAGCTCAGCGTTGAATCACGTCGCTGAGTTCATGAACAGCCGTCTGGATCGACGCCGCTTGTCGCCAATTGTGAGCGACGCCACACCCACCATCATCAGTAACTCAGGAGCCGTTGGGACCCGGTTCAGGTAGGCCGGCGTCAGTAGCGTTGCGGCAGCCCCTGCGCCTAACAGAACGAACGCAAGACGGATAAGGTGAGGGGTGCGTGGTGTCATGCGATTGGTGGCGCAAATCGAGGACCACAGCACGATTGTCGACACGATCGTATTCAGCAAGATAAGAACTGAGTCCCAGTCGATCATTGACTCGGCCCCTGGAGTGCGTCAGCACGTCTATGTGCCATACGGAACGCGATCGGTATCAGCGCCTGTGTGAGTACCCCGATGATGAACGCGCTGAATACCAGCATCGCCAGGGGGTTGGGCTCCCCGATAATCCGTGTGCCCCACGAGCACGCTACAGGGGCTGTGTAGCCCGCGGTGAGGGTAGCGGTGATGGGCGTCCAGATGCGCTGCCAAATGCCCACAGGGCTCAGGAATGACAGCGACACGAGCCCACCGGCAAACCCGGCCAGGAGAACTTCATAGCTCAGCCCGGTGACCACACCTAAAACGGTGATTCCGGTCGCCGCCGCTGCATGGGTGATACCCTTATCGTCCATATGCGTCAGTTTCATAACCAAGGATTGTATACGGCAAATTGTAGCGACAAGTGACTTCTGAATCACCTGTTATTTGCTTTGTCAACCACTGGGTGAAAACTAAAGTTCAGCCTCTAAAGCGAGCCAGCCTGCCGCGTTATCGCTTCGCAGTTGGTACGCTACTGAGTTAGTAATGGTACCCGTCGTCGTGACGTTTACCTGACACTGACCTGAAGGTGCGTTAAAGGCCACAACTGCTGAGACAGCAGAGGTAGTCCCCCCACGAACGTCCAAGCCAAAGAACGTGGCCGTAGGTAATGACCGCATGGCGATTTGGACAGGGAATGCGACGTTGGTGTTCGAGTAGGCAAGCCCGTTTAAAAGTCTGGAGCCGTTACCCCCGCCGATACGCCAGTAATAGTATTGAGCTTTTTGGAGTTCAATCGCCCTTTTAGGGGCGCTAAATGGCGTTACTAACACCCCGTCTTCTAGTTTCACTTGGTCAGCGCTGCTGGGCACCACCACGGAGATGTTCGTGGCAGCAGGCACTGCAACTGTCAGCGGCGAGGAACCGCTTGTGCCGTTAATTTCGCCTGTGCCGCCACCTACCCACGACAGGGTCATGTTTTGTGCGGGGCCGTAATACTCGACCACCTGTTCCAGACCGCCAGCATGACCCTTCCAGCGATCGTAGCCGTACACACCGACCGACTGCGCCTTCGTGGACGCAGCCCGTTGATTGATGTGGAAATCCCCGTTTATGATGTAATTTTCTTGGGGTATGACCGTGGGACCGCGATACCCGAGACCATCACTGGGGAAGGCGCTCCCGTCCCACACGTAAATTAACCCGTCTGCCTCGACCAGGTATGCGTCCCCGCTTGTAAGCCCCATTGTTGGCAAACTGGCATAATCTGCAACACGCCCCGAAAGGGCAATGGAACCCAAATTAGACGAAATTATCTGGTTTTCCGGGTCCGTGGCGTCAATTGAAATACCGTCACCCGGTACCAAAGTTAAAGGCTCGCCGCCGAAATACTCCAGACTGTTCCACCCGGTGACACCGTCGCCCTGCTTCATTTTGTCGGTGTCAATTTCCTTACCCCACTCCCCCGACAGAAGCACTTCATCGGATGTCACCCAGTCGGACGCCAGCTTGCGACGCACCTTCACGCGTATATCGATCAGGTTGAGCATCTCAACCAGTTTCGCCATATCCGAGTCAGCCAGCGCCATGATCAGCCCCCATTCCCGTCTATTTCCCAAACCGGGATGTATGGCACGTAATCCGTCGCGGTGATGCTGCTGGCGCCACCGGGGGGTGTGTAGGCGAATGTGTGCTCGACAGTCTGCAGGCTCTCGCCCATGTCGGACACGGAGAACAGCATTAGGGTCACATCGCCGGTGTAGTCCAGCACCACGGCAGCCGTGGGCGTACCGATGTCCTCGCGCTCGATGATCAGCGTGTCGGTGTCGTCGTAAAACTGTAGTGTGTAGCGGGTGTTCGTTTCTGGTCCAATCGACGCGGCCGTGGTGTCGATCAGTTGGTCGGCCTGGGCCACGCGATCCCGGTGTGACCATGTCACGGTCAACGCGCCGGATACTGTCGCGAGGTAGGGCGTTCCATTAAGTTTCAGATTGGCGGGCGGGTACGGACGCGACTGCCGCTGGTCAAAGGTCAGCGACATCAGCGTTGCTGAACTTAACGGTAGCTGCTGGCTGCCTGTGTTTGTGAGCAGTTTGACATCGATCGACTCGCCGGCCGTGTATTCGGTCTCATCGGCTGCCGCCCCTGCCTGATAAAACCATAATCTGCTGCCCGCGGCGTGGAGGGCAGGCACTGTGTCGGCGGACCCTCGGCCCAGCGAAATCGTGAGGGTCTCAGCATCGATGTCGTCGACACGGCATATCTCGTCGTCCCAGAGCACGGCAGTGCCGATCTCAACCTGGTCCAGGTTTACGGCGTCGTCCAGCGTGAATTCAGTCTCGGTCTTGTCGTCGGCCTCCTCGACGACTGTGGCGCTCGGGCTGAAATCCCCGCTGCCGACCTCGGTGTACACGGGGTCTCCATCGGGTGCCACGCGCATTGAGAAATCGAGGTTGCTGCCGTAGTGGACCCCGAGGCCAAGGACGAACCCGGCGTCCACATCCAATATGCTGAGGTCGGAAGCCGACAGGGACGCGACCACATCGATGTACGGTACCTCGATAGCACGCTGCACGGTCAGCGCCACAGGCGTCTGTCCTGGACGCGTATCGACGCCGGTTTCCTGCTGGATGTAGACCGTGTCAGGCAGGCTATACACGTCCTGAACGGCTTTGATTTTGATCGCGCCGGAGCGCAGCGTACCTGTTTGAATCTCGCCCACAATACAGACCATGTCCGCGATGCCACGTTTCGGTGCCTGCAACCGGAAATACTGGTTTGCTCGCCACGTGTAAGGGGTACGGTTGGTCGCCAGCTCAAAGGCTCGCGTCGGTGTCGCAGTGGCCAGTAACTCGCGTTGAGTCACGAGCAGCGCAAGTTTCGAGTTGCTAATTTCCGGGAAATCGTAGGTCTGGTGGATCGTGCCGAATGCAGTGACGAGGCCCATAGCTTGCGCGGGCTGCGTTGTGATCGACTCTTTACGTTCCACGTCGAAATATTTGATCGACACAGAGTTGATCGCGTTGTCGAGCGTGGATGGCTGTTCGCTAAAATCCAGGATGTCATCGTCGGTCAGGATCGGCAGCGCATCGATGTCGTACTCGCCGTTTGCGATGTCGATGTACCACTTACCATCAGCCAGGCTGCGCGTGAATGCGCAACCCGCCACACGTGCGATGCGCGCCTCGAACTCGATAGGGCTTTCGCTTGCGGGGTCACGTTTGGTGCTGAGCCCGACTCCGTGATCGAAAAACCACTTGGCTGCTGCGCGCAGGCTGGATTCGTTGAAGTTCTCGACAGGCTCACGGCCCATCTCTGAATTGGTGCGTGAGTAGTACAGGATGTGGGCCGGGTTCATGTCCGGGCCGTCGGGGAAAATTTCTATGCAGTCGGAGTCAAAATCCGGTTTATAGACCTCCAGGGCACCGCTGCCCGCCTCGCTTGTGATGTCAAAATTGTGCCCGTACCAAAATTTATAATTCGTATAGCCTGATATGGAAAAGGCGTTGCCGTTCAGCGCCGCTTTTGCTATTGAGAAATTTGGATAGAACCCCGGAAATGCTACGTGAATCTGGTTGTCAGGCGTGGTTAACTGGAACTGTTGTGAGTAGTCATTGTCGCCTCCGGTATCAGGACGGGTAAAGCGCCACATGCTCGTCCAATCGCCGGGTATACTAACGACGAAGGTGAACACATCGGTGGTCGAAACCCCGGATAAATCATCGTCAAAATTAGCCCCTTCCCTCACCGTATCGGCGTAAGTTTCCGTCCAATTGTATATCTTGCTGTTCGGGTGGCCGTAATACGAGCCAACATATTCTGTGTTGTCGTCTATCGTGCAAATCAATGCCAACCGCTCAGGCAGCTCCCCAGGCGGCCAGACGCACGCACGCTCGGGAAACCAACACTCGTCATCGTCCCAGCCCGCCAGCACCTTTTTAACTTTATAAGCGGCCTTCTGCGGGTACGGGTTGAGCGCACCATACCGCCCGCCTTTGAACACCAGTGTCGCAATGCCTCGCCAACCAGGGACCTGCTCGCCGAGGTTGGCCAGCAGGTACGCGTTCGGTGCCTGGCCCTCACTGCCGAACATCACATCCACGGCGCCCTCAATGCCGCCCTGGTCCTTTTCGCCGCCCCACAGGTTTGGCGCATTGACGTTGATAGTGCCACTCGCCGTCAACTCGAACGGGCCTAAGCCCTCGCCGATGTCGGGCAGGCCCTTCCACGCAGTTTTATCCCCACCGCGAAACTCGATGAATTTGTCAATCGGGCCTTTACACAAGCCCGCGTGATACAGCACACGGTAGTGGTAGCCCACCGTGACTTTCTTGCTGCTACCCATTTTGATTAACCTGCTCGCACTGCTGCGCCCATTCAACCAGCGCCAGTGCCAGGCCGTCGCCGGTGGCTACGAGGACCTGCGACTCAATGCCGCACTTGACAAACGCACGCCAGTCCAGCCCATGGCGCCGGAACCAGGCGCGCGACTGGCCACGGCAGAAGCCGCGCCGCGCGCTGTAGCCTGGTATCGTGAATAAATGACGCGTGGTGACGATCACTTTTTCCCGCCCTTGCTCTTGATCTTGTCGCGTCCGACTATTTTCCACGCCAGCAAAAACTCCTGGTCAATCCAGCATGTTCCATACACTTCAGGTACCGCCAGGCCATCCTCCACGGTGGGCGATTGTTCCTGCGCGGGCGCGGGCGGCTCCGCTTTCGGGGACAGGGCATATGCCACGACCGCCATGGCCACGGCGATGATGATCTGGATGACCCATGGCGCGATCGCACTGACCGGCGCGTCGATGGGCGCTGGCGAAATCATCGCGAGCACTACTGCCCTGACCAACGCCACGATGGACACCAGCGCCAGCAACAGGCACACCGAGACATTGGCTATCCGGCCCTCGCGGGTGTCCAGCCACCAATACCGCGCCCGCCAAGACCACACGTAAGTGCGCCGCCGCAACCAGGTGATCAACCCCATGACATGCTCTCTTCTTTCGGATTGTTGACGGGCTTGTATATCGCACCGCCGAAGTTGACGGTGTTATCGCGCTCCGTGCAGGCACTCCATGTTTGCGGGCAGCTCGGGCGGGCGGTTACCTCCACGCCCACTGCCAGATCCGGGCCGTCGTACAGGATCGTGATCGTGCTACCACTTTCAGACATGATCGAGCGACGCTCCACAATGCCGTTCTCGCAAGTCCACTGCACATCACCACCCACCAACGGAAACGCCGAGGTGGCGAATTCGGCGGCCGTTAATGTCAGCCCGTCAACAGCGGTCAACTCGCCGGTGACCGAGACGGTATCTGGATCGAGATTGCAGCCGCGCAGCCCGGTTGAGTACACCGATTTCCAACACGCCCGCTGAAATTTCGCGCCCTGGTTGCGTGCCTCGGAAATCACCGCGCCGGGGAAACAGGTCATCTCCATCTGGATGTCGGTGAACGCCGCCTGCGCCACCACGCCCCTCCAATTAACACTCGGTGGGTCCGTCTCGCCATAGTGCGTTTCAGCGCATGTCACATAGACTGAGTCACTGGGTGTGTAGGGATGCCAGTTATCGCCGAGCGATTGCGTGCTGGGGCGCCGGCCCTCCGGGACTGACGGATCGCGCAAGTATGCCATGCGTATCTTGAGCGTATCCTTGGCCCGCTCGACGGTTTGCTGGACCTCGTCGCGCTCGATCTGCGCGGCCAGGTAAGTGTTACCGTCGACGACGATGTCGTGCTCGCAACTAGCGTAGCGCCATACTAGCGCCTGGCGCTGGAAGGTGAACAGGCGGATTGGTTGGCCGCCAAAACGACTCAACTCTCGCGCGCTAAACATCGACCATACCCGTGAGCATTATTCATCCGAAGGTTGATAAGTAAACAGATTAATGAAAACCGATTTAGGGGTAATAGGTCAAGGCGTTTCCACGGGCAGGTCCTCAAGCGTGCGCATAGCCAGTTGCGTCTGCGCCACGGCATCAGTCCTCCACTCCATCACCAGAATATCCGACGCGAGGCGCCACGCCGGCATCCACCCGCACATCACGATGGTGGCTTGGCTGATGGTGGCACCCCATGTACCTTCGATCGTGATCAGGGAGTCGTCGCCACCCCCGTCACTGATTGGCGCGACGCTGAGCACCTTGCGGAACAGCAACGTTCCGTCGAGTTTCTGCACGAACATTGCCTTATGCACGGTCGAGCCTTCGTAGGCATCGGCGAAACCCGTGCCGGCGACCCGCATGGTTGAGCTGCTGCTGGACGCCGCCACCTTCGGTTGGAAGTCGTACTCCCACGTGGGCATGTAGAACTCGCCTTGTTGGCCCCGCATGCGGAAGAAGAAATCTACGATATCCTGCGCCTGCTCAGGGTTTCGGTTGACGTAGGTCGCTTTTTTCACGTTGTAGCCGAACGTGACCGCTGAATACTGCAGCACTGGGCCGTAGCCGTAATCCAGCATGTCAGCGTCGTGACCGGTGGCGACATCCACCGCTGCGGCCCAGTTGGGTTTCTTCAGGAAAACCTCGCGTCCGTTGAACGTGACCTCGGCAGCGGGCGGTTCTATCAGCGGCTCCGAACCTGGGTCCACCGCGAAACGCAAGTCGAGTTGAGCAACCGCGTTGGTCTCGCGAGGCGTCGACAGTTCAGTAGCTAAGTAACCCGTCAGCGCGGGGTATAAACGTGCGCCAACCGCCCACGCCATCGCGCTCGGGTCCTGAAACGTCACGACATCGCCGTCCACAGAGTCCACTAGGCGCCCCTCGAACACCCCTAGCGCGCCAACCGTTACGGCCGCACCCGGGACGAGCCAACTGGGGGCACCGGCGAGCGTCATGTCTGTGTCGCCGATATCGGTCGCTACCGTGGTCTCCGTGAAGCGCGTTAACTCTGGCAAACCGAGAAGCCCGTCCTGCGCACCCCACATCAAGTCTTTGAACTGACGGAAACGCGCGTCGTTCAAGGGGACCGAGTGGGCGATACTTTTGCGCGGAGACGTGCGCAGCGCCCGGCGCTGTTCCTTACCGTTGCTGCTTCGGGTGATCCCGGTCAGAAACTCATACGTGACCTGATAGTCCTTACGACCCCAGTCAGGCTCGAACAACCACCTGGCCACTGGTTACCCTCTACCCAGGGCGCCGTTCACGGCACCTGAGTTCGCACGGATGAAGTTTAGGATTGCCTTCTGACCCACAGAGGTCTGCATGCCTTCGGAGACGAAACTACCCGAGTCGATCGTGTTGACGACCTTCACCGACATTTCGCCGGAGGCCCCGCCATTTTTCACATGCCGGGGGTCGTTTTCCGTGAGCACTTCTTCGCCCTTCAGCAGTACCGCAGGCACTTCATTCGGTTTCAGGCCGGCTACACCCCCGCTGTGGTACCGGGTGGCATTGGTGAACCATGAGGGGGCCGCCTGGCGCATCCATGGGGTGACCCGGGGCGTCCGGGACTTCTTCTTCAAGTTCACGCAGCCTGGCTCTGGCTGGACCGTTCACCGCTTCCCGGGGATGATCCGACCCGACTGGACCGACCAGGAGCGCCAGGAGAAGATCGAGATGTACGGCAGCCGGGACCACCCGGACTATCGACGGAACATCCTGGGCAAGCACGGTGACGCTACGTCACCCCTGTTCGTCATGTCGCGGCTGATGGCCTGCGTGGACCAGGACCAGGGGTCGGCCTACAACACCCAGGAGTACATGTACTACCGGCTCCGGGCGGAGCAGTTGGAGGAGTCGGGTGGAAGCATCACCGACTTCTTGGACTTCCCTAGGACCCACCTGAAGAAGGGGCGCAAGTTCTGGGCGGGCATGGACGTTGGTTTCACCGACCACCCTTCGGA